ACAACATTGTTCAGAATGTTATTGTCGTTAGTAACGCTGATTTAACAGGCAGTGATGGCAATGAACAAGAATCATTAGGGATTGCATTCTGCCACTCGTTGTTCGGTCCCGATGATACGTGGGTACAAACTTCCTACAACAGCAATATACGTAAAAATTATGCAGGTATTGGCCACACATACGATTTAACTCGTGATGCGTTTATCGCACCAAAGCCTTATGCAAGTTGGGTTTTAAACGAAAGCACTTGCAGGTGGGAAGCACCTACGCCTTACCCAGATGATGACAATGATTACGAATGGGACGAGTCAACAGCTGCATGGGTCAAGGTTGAAGCTCCTGAATAAAGCTATCAAAGTTTACTTTTAAAATATTATGATTACACTTATCCGTCCAGTTCTGTTCTCTTTTATCCAATCTCCAAAGGTCAAACGACTAATTATTGACCTGCTACGGAAGTTGGCTTCTACAACAGACAACACAGTAGATGATCAAGCTGTAGATTTTATCGAACGTGGATTGTTTGGAGTTAAGTAATGGAGTGGGTTAACCCGCCCCAATTACCCTCTTTAAATCTACCTGAAGCGTTCGTTTTACCTATTCCTATACTAGAGGTACCACAGGCTGATATACCTTCGTATGAGCCGCTTGTAGTACCTCCTAACACGCTTAGACCACCTGAAGGGATAGAGGGTATTAACTCTGATCCTGCTCCTGAAAAGGAAGCTACTAAATCTACAACTCCTAAATCTGCTACTTATACTCCAAAAATAATTCCACCTGAAGCTCAGATTATAGAAGTCCCATTTACGGACATTGAAGTCCCAATGCCGACTACTACGATCATGACTACAGCAGCAACTACAGCTTTTATTTCTGTAGCTGCCACCCTTGCTGGTACATCACTATTCAAATACTTAGTGATGATTATAAAACCAATATTAAAGCAAGCATGGAACAAGATGACAAAAAAGGTGGGGTCATCAAATTCGTCGTCTTAGTCTGGTCTGCCGGGCTCCTAACTGCAAGTTATGCAGGATGGATGGAAAAGATGGACCCTACATACGTCGCTTCAATTCTAAGCGGAACTCTAGCAACCTTTTCTATATCAAGAGAAAAAAACAAATGAAGAAACTACTTTTACTTCTTTTAATTGCGGCTCCAGTATCTGCTCAGGTTACACCTAATTTTACGCAAGGTTCAATGCAGTCAACAACAACTACCACCATTGATATTGACCGAACCATTGCTACCAATGTTTATGGTGGTGAATATTCATCATGGTCAGGTACAAACATAACGCCGAGCGCAGACATAGCTGGAAGCTCAACAACATTTTCAGTGCATACGGCTGGCGAAGCCTTTCAACTAGAAGTTGTAACAAGGGCAGCCGGAAAAATCGAAGACAGTCTAGTGACAGAAACAATCGAACAAAATACTGTTACTACTTCCTTATCGGTCTTCTCTCAGTAAACCCAGCGTTTGCTAATGAAGAACCAACAGTACAAAATTCATCTAACCCCGTAGCCGCTGCAACGGGCAATGTTACTAATCAGGCGGTGCAATTCCAGAATAATGGTGCACCATCTCGTCAATACTTTGCAGCAAACAGTAGTTGTAATGGAACAACCATGCAATTCTCGCCCTTTTATATGGGCAACGATACTATTCCACACGATAGTAGTGGGTATGTACGAAGCAATAACTTTGGCTTACAACTAAACTTTTCAGTACCACTAGATGGTGGCATGATAGAAACCTGTAAAAGTATCGCCAGAAAACACGAAGCAAAAATGCGTCTTGACTATGAATTAGTTAGGGCAATTAAATGTACAGAAATTATGAAATCTGGGTTTACTTTTAGACCTGGTAGTCGTGTCGAAATGTTGTGTCACGACATCGTACCAATCGTTTCAATTAAATAATGGAAGCACTAGTAACTGCTGTCATAGCACTAGTTGCTGGCGGCGCAACATTAAACAACAGAATACATAACCGTATTAACAATGTACATGATCGCATTAGTGGTCTTGACAGACGTATCGATGCCATTGAACTTGGCGTGGCTCAAGACTACGTATCTAAGGCTGATTTATCAGTCATGGTTCAACGTATGGAAGACCATATGGTGCGTATTGAAAACAAATTAGATCAAATTGTCCTTAGAAATTAATTTATTATGGCTTACAAAAGAGAACCTTTTCCTACAAATCCACCAAGCATTAAGAATGCTAAACCAAAGACCTCAACTCCAGTTAAGCACTTTCCTGGTCTTGGTATTGCACCAACTATTAAACAGGCTAAAAAAGTAGACAAGGATGCATTTAATAGTAATTTTAAAAAACAAGCTTAATTATGACTTACAAAATTGTTGATCTTCGTACTGAAAAAGTAATTGGTTTTTATGAAACTGCTGAGCTAGCAGAACGTGCAGAATCACACCTCGTACATGAACCAGGTGAAACTTGGTATGCAATTGAAGCACCCGTAGTAAAGAAAACTAAAGCCAAAAAGACTAATGTCAAAAAAGAAAGCGAGTGAAGAACAATTTAATGAGCTACACAATCTAGTTACTAATGAGTTCCTAAACCGTGTTAAATCAGGTGAGGCAACTACTCAAGATTTAAAAGCAGCTTGTGATTGGTTATCAAAGAATGACATTAGTGGTGTCGCCTTTGATGGTAACTCACTTGATAAATTGGCTAACATTATGCCAACTGTTGACCCAGAACTAGTCCAACGGAGGCTATATGGCTCGAAGCTCTAAGCATAGCGGTGCTAAATTTGCTAATGGTAACTATAAATCTTACCAGAAAAAGTTAGACGCTACACCTAAACAACGAAAAAAGAGGGCTGCTTTAAACGCAGAAAACCGACGCCGGGGTACTTATGGTAATGGAGATGGTAAAGATGTATCCCATAAAAAGGATGGATCTACTGTACTTGAATCCATGAAAATTAATCGCGCACGTGTCGGTAAAAAACGTAAAGCATGACCCCATTACTTCCAACTCCTGATCACTACCTATACAACTTAATAACCATGACATCCTCTGAAGCTAAGCGCCTTTGGAGGCGCAGTATTAAATTACACTTTGGCTGCACATGTGTTTATTGTGGAGAAACTTATGAATTACACGAACTTACTCTGGACCATGTACATCCTCGTTCTCTTGGGGGCGAAGATGTCAATACGAATGTCGTACCAGCATGTACCAGATGCAATCAGGACAAAGGAAGTAACCATTGGCAATCATGGATGAGAGCCAAATTTGGAGTTAATAAACTCCGTGAACACTTAATTATGGAGTATATTAACTGATGTCCGACAAAGGATCCATTAAATTTCAAGAAGCGTTAGCTAATAAAATTAAAGTATGGGAAAAAACAGAAGATTTTGCTGCTGGTAGTAGTAATAGACAGAAATTAAACAGAAGTTTAAATTTGTTACTTGGTAGCGATCCTGAAGTTATTATTGACATGCTGGGTGGTGACTTTGTACCTGACAACCCAAGAGAAGCCATGAACCTTATTAGGGGATTGGATTTAAAAACACTTAAATCAATGGAGATTTTTTCTCTAAAAGGTTTAGGTGATAAACTTGTAGGTCATCATGAAGTTGCTGCTAATACTTTAGGTGATCCATTGCGCTATATGAAACCTAAAGAAAGACTAGATGTCTATAAAGGTTTAGCAGATATGGGTCAACGATATGGTATGGATACTAGACAGATTTTACTTATTGCTGATTCTGTTCATAAAAATATTGCACACGATGGTGACTTTAGCGGTAAAAAAACAGGTGTTTTATTGCCCTACATTACAGGTGAATCTGGTGTAGATTTTCTTAAAAGATTTGAATCTTCTATTAAAAAACAAGTTAGTTCTGCCAGTAGAGCTGTTAACGCACCTATTACTCAAAATTATTACCAAGCTATTAACGCAGTAGAAGCACAAATAGGATTACCTAAAGGTACTCTTATAGACCCTAACACACCTTTAACAGTAAAAAGTGCTGCTACAAATCTTTTAACGCCAACAGCAGAGCAAGTTCGTACAATTGCTAAATCTGGTGAAAACATTACTGAAAATGTTACAGATGTTTTAACACAAACTGAGTTTAGTCAAAGATCAGTCAATAATCTTATTGAAGCTGTAGGACAAACTAATATTGATGCTGACGTTGCATCAGCGTTTGATTTTTCTGGAAGTACAGCCAGATTTTCTACTAAAGGTTTTGTTGCCAGAGGTTTAGCTAGATCTATTTTACCTTCTGCTGCACTTGGTGGTGTTTCACTAGCTTTAGGTGCAGGTGATGTACAAGCTAGAGAAGAACGTGCTCAACAAGATCCTAGTTTTATTAATAAATTCCAAGCTGGTCTAGCTAGAACTGAACAGGCTGCTGATGTAGCAGGTTTAGTACCTGGTCCACAGACTCTTGTATCTGAACCTGTTGGCTTTGGCGCTGGATTAACTAACGTAGCTATTGACGCAGCACGTGATCCTATAGGCACATTACAAGCAGTTGGTGGTAGTTTTAAATGGTTAGTTGGTGGTGCTCCAGCCAGGCAGCAACGTCAAATACTTAACCCCCTCTCTACACGCCTCTAACCACCCTTCCACCTACTCTACGCTAGATTGTACCTATGAACACTTTAGACCTCCTTAAAGACGATTTTAAGCTATTCTTACAGGCTTTATGGAATGAACTCGACCTACCTAATCCTACACGTGCCCAATATGCAATCGCAGACTATCTTCAGCATGGACCTAAACGTCTTCAAATACAAGCTTTCCGTGGAGTGGGAAAAAGCTGGATTACTGGAGCCTTTGTTCTGTGGACGCTTTTTAATAACGCT